TGGGCCGCAGAACCAGCGGATGCCCAGCAACCTGCACCACATACTCTCCAGCGGGGATGAGCGCTGCCATCCACGGCTCCACCGGGCTGGCCCGAGCCGGGCAACCATCCATGCAGCAGGTGGCAGTAATCGGGTCCACGTTCATGGTGAACATGGAAAGCTGCTCATAGCCGCTCATAATCACACCCACGCCGGTTCGACGGGCGACTCAGGCAGGCTGCACAGCCAGTCGATCACATCCTGCGGGACTTCTTCGGTCTGCCATGCGTGGCCATACTGGTAGCCGCAGACCGGGCAGGGTTTACCAAGGATGCCGTCGGGGTGTTCATCAGGGTGAAGCCATCCGAGGGTCTTTGTTTCGGTCGCTCCAGTCATCCCGGGATAAAGCGGTTTCTGCGGCTCGTAATACAAAGCCGCCTCGCCAGAGATTTCGTGAGGGAGCGTAAGGCTGTACGGCAATTTGGCAACTTCGATCTGGTCATCGCTCAGAGCAGCGGTCATGCCATCGCAGAGCATTTTCCACGATCTTTTCTTCATGGATTCCTGCCGCCGAAGGGTTTTGCTGTTTAGCCGATAGTGGTACAGCGTGACAGGCGTGACGGCCAGCTTGTTCCATCCAAGTTCTTTCTGGTGCTTGCAGTACGGCCGCATATCGTTCAGATGCCACTCATCCCAGATGGAGCAGAACTTGTCGAGCATTTCCTGCGTCCATTCATCGCAAGGGCGACCTTCGCGGATTGCATCAACGCACTGACCAGCACTGCCACGGCAGTTGCCGCTCGGCATGGGGCCGATAACACCGGTGATGCTGAGTCTGCCATTCTCAAACTGGATTTCGCAGAACGCCCGTGCGGTAGCTTCATTGCCGCTGCGGGTGTAGACCGTGCAGAGACACGGGCTAACGACCTTTTTCATATCACTCTCTCCCCTTTCGTGCTTCTTCCGCGATCTTGTCAATGTTGCGATTGAGCAATTCGTTCATGTCCAAGAGCCGCTGTTCGAGGATTTCAAAGAACTGCTTCGTGACGGTCTCCCTGCTGATGACGTGGCAGTTGCAGTGAACTGCAAGAATCACGTCTTCAAACGTGATGCCGTCCAGCAGGTTATCGCAGGCCGCTAAGTCATCGCCAAGAACCCATTTCCGTTCTTCCATTTGGACTCCTCCTTTTTCAGATGGACGCGCAGAAGTCGCCGAGCTTCTGCCACAGGTTGAACGTCTTCCGGCTCATCTGCACGGTATCGGGAACGCCCCGGCCGACCGTCCAGTTGTGAGCCATGCGGAACAGCCGCCCTGCGGCCTCCCGCTCCGATTCGCTGAAGTCGGCCAGCCATGCCCTGCGGCGGCGACCGCTGCTCCAAGTGCAGCCGTAGCGAACCATGCAGATGAGGTCGTACGGGATGTTCGCCCGCACTTCTTCAGGCGTAAGGGAAACGTAGAGCTTTGCCATATCAAATTCCTCCTCAGTCTCCGATGCTCAAGTATTCGGAGTAAACGGTGTCATCTTCCTCGCAGTAGTAATAGCTGCGGTCGCCGTAGGCTTCCTGATCGAGAAAGATGAAGACAAGCTTCTTGCCGCTCCGCGCGGCATCAATGGCGGTCGGGAGAGACTTGTACTTGTGCGTCTTCAGAAACTCAAGGAGAGCTTCTTTCGACGGAAGTACGGAGTTCGAGGCGTTGTCGTCCATATCAATTCCTCCATTTCAAATTCCAAAATCATTTTTGCAGGTAACGAGGTTGTTGATTTTGGTAACTTTATCTTCGCACAGATGCCGACCGTTTGACAAGCAAATGGTCTATGATTTCACAGATTATTTTTCGTAGGGTCGATCTTTTCCACTTCCCCGCTCTCCCGGTCGATGACAGCAACATCGTAGCCGAGGGCATCAGCGTACTTACAGAAACGCTCCACCTTGATGTCATCCATGCGCCGGAGCTGCTGGTTAATCTGCCGAGGATTCTCGTTCAGACTGGCAGCCACGGTTTTCTGCCGGAGCTTCTTTTTCTTCATGCAGCGGCAGATGGTATCGGCGGCAACGCCCATGATCTCACCTCCCTTCTCAGCCAAATACCAGCTCGCCAAACAGTGCGTACTGGACAATTTCATCGGCGCAGGTGGCATCAATCTGCCCGCAGTCAACGGAGCCATCGGAGTAGTCGATCGCGTCATAGCTGTCCCCGCCTTTTTCCAGCCACAGCTTGAAGCCGGCAAGGAACTTGTCGCGGTCGAGCATATAGCAGGTCTTGTCATCCTCAAACGGCTCATCGAGCCAGATGGCGAGCTTCCCGCCGCGCGAAATCTGCTCGCTGGCGTACTCACCGAGGTAGTCACATTGCACGACAACGCGCCTGCACCAGTAGTTGATGCCGCCTTCGAGGGCAGACGCCATGATGTCGTCGATGTCCTGCTGGGTCAGGGCTGCGCGAATCTGAACCAAAACTTCAAATTTCTTTTCAGACATTTCACTCTTTCCTTTCGATTTCAAAAAGCATTTCAGCTTTTGCTTAAATATTCGGGTCAAAAAGCAAATTCTCATAACGGCCATTTAATCTATCGCGGTACTTCCCATTCGGAACCATGTAGTTGTCGGGAACTTCAGGCGGCAGAGGTCGCTCGTCTTGCAGGTCCATTCCGGCATCGAACATGGAAAGCTGCACGTTCTTGCTGGTTCGTTCCCGCAGGAAGCGGTAGAAGTAGATGATGTGGTTTCTGACGAGGTTCAGGTTCACACCATCTGGCCACGCAGGGTCGGAGCAGCCGTTCTTCTTCATGTCATCCCAGTGCCGGTACGCGGCATCGAGCTGCTCCCTGAGCTGGGATTCGTTCATCTCCTCGATGGGAACGTACTTGCTCACGTTCGCACCTCCTTGCGGAGTTCTTCAGCGGCGACATCAGCGGTGAATCGGTCAACGCCGAGCTTTTCCAGCCGCCGGTAGGCTGCCTCCTTCTCCTTCGGGGTCTTTGCCCGGATGAGGTCGGTAATCAGGTCGCTCAGCATAAGCCGGCCTCCTCTCTCGTGATGATTCCGTGCGTCCACGGCCCGGTGTAGATGCCGATGCTTGGGAACAGCCACAGCAGAATCTTCTTCATGGCATCGAGGTAGATGCGGTACAAAGCATTCTGCGAGTTCAGGTCGAGATCGGAGTCGGTGTCTTTCTGAATCAGCTCGACAGCGGTGGACCATTCATTGTCCTCAACGGCAACGTAGAACAGCGGGCTTTCGAGAATCGCTCGCCGAGTCCTTGAAATATTCTCGTTCGTTTTGCTGAAATCAGGAAACCGATTCATGAAGTCATCGGAGAACGATCGCAGGTCATAATCTTCCTCATCGACGCTTTCGCACTCATCGTACTCCCAGCCCTTTTCTTCGGGAGAATCGGTGCCGAACCAGTAACGGAGCTTGCGGTCATCCATGTCGTCATCGGCGGCATTGACCTTCCGATAAACAGCCGTGTAGTCATTGTCGATGTAGAACACCCCTTCGTAGGGGCCAGTGGTGCAGACATTTCCGCGTCCCATGCTCATTCCTCCTTTTTGCGGTCTTTGAGCAAATAGTTTTCGAGCAGACGGTCGATGTACGAAACAGCGTCTCCGATGCAGCTTTCGATGTTGCTCATCATGTCGTTGATGGCAACAAGGTCATCCTTGTCGCTCAAGCCGTGGGAGGCATTGGCTCTGTCCCACAAAGCATCGACAACAGGGTCGAGCTGATTGCTCATTTCTGAGAGCTTTTTGGACATCTCATTGAGCAGGTGCGCATCAGCATCAGAGAGCAGCGCGACATACTCGTCAGCCATATCTAACTTCCTCCTCTCAGAAAACAGTGCAGATGATGAACAGGACGAGTGCGAGGTCCAGAGCCGCGATGCCGACGGTCTTGAGGGCCGAGATCAGGCGGGTGCGGTCTGCATCCTGCTGACGGCGGGCTGCACGGCGACGCTGCTGCTCGCGGCTGTCGAGGAGCCGGATGAAGCAAGCCTCATCGTTGGCGTTAAAGGCGGGCGCGTTATTGGCGTTCAACATACTTTTTTCCTCCAAAAATCTGTTGTTTGATAGATTGTAACTTTATTCTAGCTGGAATTTTCCAATTTGTCAACCGATTTTTCCAGCTATGTTGAAAATTATCTGGAAAAATCCAGCTCACCGGGGAAGGCTTCGTGCATCAGCCGGGAAAACTTTGGCGACAAGCTCCTGCATCGCGCCGCAGCCACCGGCGACGTTGACGAGCTTCTTGTACTTCGAGATTTCTTCGAGGTACAGATCACAGGCGATGCGGTTCAGGCGGTAGAAGGTCGTCTTCTTGTGCTGGGAGTTGAAGCCGCGCACGAGCTGGAAGTTCTTTCGGGTCTCACTGTCGAGGTACGGCATGATGCGCTCATCAATGCGCCGCACAACCTTGAAGTTGCTGGTGCTGAACAGCTCGGCAATCTGCTTCGTGGTGATGCAGCCAGCAACAGGCTTGTCAACGCACCTGTCATCCTCGACATCGCGCAGAAGCGGCGCAGAGGGCACAGGAGCGGGCTTTGCCGGTTCGGGCTGGAGCTTTCTTGTCGGAGGCTCGGAGGCGCGTTCTGGGGCTTCTGCGGGCGGCTCAGGCGCACCATGCAGGAACATCATAACAGCCCAGCGGAAACCGGCGATGAATCCGCTCTCCTCATACTCCACAGCAAAATCCATTGCCTTTTCGAGCAGGGCGTTCTGGACGGTGTTGCTGCTCCGGGTCTCGTTCTCGACGTAATCGGCGAAGACATCGTAGTCACGGACTGCGGCGGCGGTGTGCCGCTCCTTGCAGTTCGTGGAATCAACATAGTCGCAGAACATCCTGCTGATGGCCTGATCGCTGTACACAGGCAGCGTCATCGGGTTCTGGTTGGTCATAGGGTGTCACCTCCTTACTGAATCTGGTCGTACCATGCAGTCAGGCCAGCCTTGGTCAGCTCCTGCTCTTTGGCAATGGCGGCAGCCTCAGACTGCGTGATGAGGCAAACGGTGCACAGCGGCTCGCCATCGAGGGGCGAAACGCCGGTCTGGTAGTAGACGGCATACAGTGCCATGTAAATCTCTCCTTTCAGCGGGACCACTTCGTGTTGTAGAAGCGGAATGCGTAAACCTTGCGGTAACGACGAATCTCAGCGTAGAAGCCATTGAACTCCTCAAGCTGCTCATCAGCATACCGTTTCATGTATGGCAGGTAGTTGCTCTCAAAGATGGTCTTGCCATCAAGAACGAGCGAATACGGCATTTTGTGGGCCATCAGACGTTCACCTCCCCCGGCACATTCAGGCAGATGTAGAAGCGGCCATCGAGGTCTTCGACCTCCCAGAACCAGCCGCCGGTGTACTTGTCGTCCACAATCTCCTTGTCCTTCCACACGCCGTTGAGCATCGCCTCGTACACGGTGGAATCCCAGCCCTCAAACCGAGGGTCGCTGCCGAGGACGTTGAAGAACCGGCGGAACGCAGTCTGCCAGCGGCGGCAGTCGGTGATGAAGTCGGCGCAGACATAGCCGTTCGGCTTGCCGACGATGCAGATGAGATCAACGTCCTGCCGGTGCGGGTCGTTTTCAAAATGAGCAAAATCAACGTATTCCTTAACTTTCATCGTAAAACCTCTTGATTTCTCCTGCCGGCCTTGTTAAAATTAAAAAGCGGACTAGGAGGGCAGGTCTCCTAGTCGCTTCCAGAGCTTAGGCTTCCGTTCTTGTCAGGTGCGGGGGGTCTAGGCTCTTATTTTTTCTCCGGGGTCTTGGGTGCGGGTGCGCGGTCTTGGGCTATGTACTTGAGGCAGTCTAAAACTTCCTCTGCCGTGTGGCCGTTGCTTTTCAGCCAGTCGGCCAACCTATCCAGTTGCTTGGCGGTCATAATATCAACTTCTTCCATGTGTGATACACCTCCTGCCTAGATGTTGAGCGGTCAAGCCGTTTTGGGCGGCCAGCGCGCTCTGTGCGAAATTTCCATGCAGTTACCTCCTCAGTGGATTTTTGGTGTTGTTTTGGTAACTTTATTATCGCACAAGTTCATTCATTTGACAAGCGAAAATCTACGATTTGACGTATTTTTTTACAAGAAAATGAGCGCACCTACCATCCTCGGCGGGTGCGCTCTGTTCTTATTCTTCGCAGGTGTACTCGTCATTTTCCCTGCTGGACATACCGGCAAGGAAGACGCGGTGCTTGCCGTGCTGGTCGCGTACCCAGTCGCCGCCAATGAAGCAGAGAGTCTGCATCAAGCCCTGATAGCAAGCCTCGCTGGAAAGCCGCTGCTGATCGTTCAGCTTGGGGTTGTGCATCATCGCCCACTGGGTATCCATAGAGAGCGCGGTGGTGCTCAGGCCGTTGCGAATCTGCTCAACGTATGCTTTATTCATATTCGTTCCTCCGTTCAACGTGTCGTATGTAGTTACAGCTCGATGAAGCTCTCAAGCTCATCGGCGTACTCATCGAAGTTCCACTTGCGGAACCACTCGATGTAGCCGTCGTACTCCTTCTTGAATTCGGGGTCGTTCTCGTAAGCACCATACTCGGCGATGTCGCCCAAGTCGCCGACGATCATGTTGGCGAACTCCATGTGACCAGCGAGAATCTGAGCGCGGACGTAAGCGTCGATGAGGTCGCCGATTTCCTTCCACTCAGGGGAGTAGATGGCAAATTCGTTGCGGCGGGCAAGCAGTTCACGGTAAGTAGTCATAGCGTTTTCCTTCGTTTTCTTTCGTAGGTGTGTTGTTTTTTGTACTTATATCTTCGCACAGGTGGCGGGCTTTTGTCAACCGAAAAATCTACGTTTTTACAGATTTTTTTGCTAAATCAGTTGACCTCGTTACCTCCGGCGTTTATACTGAAGGCAAACAAAAAGGCGACCATGCGGTCGCCAGAGAGGAGAATACTATGACAACGGAGCAGCTTATCAAGGTGGCACTCAGCTATGCCGGCATGACGCAGGCGGAGCTGGCAGACAAGATCGGGATGAACAAGTCAAACTTCAACGCCCGCATGAAGCGCGAATCGTTCAGCCGGATAGAGATGGAGCAGATTGCAAAGGCATTGGGGATGGAGTTCGTTTATACATTCAAGATGCCAGACGGCAAAACAATTTGACCCGATTGACCCAGTTCATTTGACCATATATAACTAATATACTTTTTCTCTTATTCTTTATGGTCACGGACGTTCCATTGGACTGTCCGCGTGACATTTGACCCTAAATGCGTTGAACTACGGATTTTTCCAACAGAAATCCATAGAAAATGCAACATTTTCGTCGGGTCAAATTTCGGGTCAAAAAATGCGTCCGAATTTTGTCCGCGTGACCGTCCATGTGACCGTCCGCGTGACATTTGACCCAAAATCCTCGGAATTACAGATTTTTCGGCTGGTTCACTGCGTCCGCGTGACGTCACACGGACTGTCCAATGGACGCGGTTGACCCGCCGTTTTGAGCATCACAAAATCAAAACTGGAGGAACAAAATCATGGGGCAAACCAATATCAGGTACACCGATGAGAGCATCAATACGGCGTTCAGTGCCTTCTACGTCATCCCGGAATACCAGCGCGAGTATGTCTGGGAGAAAACGCAGGTCAAGCAGCTTATGGAGGACCTGCTGGATGCCTACACAAGCGACAAGAACAAGGCGTACTTCCTCGGCACAATCGTAACGTGCAGTGCCAATGGCGATTTCGAGTTGGTGGATGGACAGCAGCGGTTGACCACGTTCTTCATCATCCTCTGCATCGTGAAGAAGCTGTACGCGGAGTACGGTATCCCGACGGCATCCATCGACCAGCTCATCTGCGGAACGAGCCTCAATCAGTACGGCGTTCCTGTCACGCGGTATCGGCTGGAGCTTCAGCACCAGAACGTCACAAACTGCCTTGAGCTGATTGCAAAGGGCGAGCCTCGACCGAGCGATGTTTCAAAAACAGGAGGCCGCCTTTTCGATGCAGCGGAAGTCGTAGAGCAGTTCATGCGGGATAACTTCGCCGACATCACAGCCTTCGGTCCGTTCGCGGCATTTCTGCTGTACAAGTCCAGCTTCGTGCGTATCGACACGCAGAACGTGGTGGACGCGCTGAAAATGTTCGAGACCATCAACGAGCGCGGCAAGAACCTCGACCCTATCGACCTGCTGAAGAATATGCTGTTCACAAACGTGCAGCCGAACCAGTTCGCTGCGCTGAACACCGAATGGAAGTCGGTCATCAACGAGTTGGAACGAATCGACGAGAAGCCGCTGCGCTTCCTGCGCTACTTCATCATGGCCAAGTACGACGTTTCAAAAGAGCCGAACGGCGTTCTCCGTGAAGACCGTATCTTCGCATGGCTCAAAGCAAACAAGAAACAGTGTCCGTATGCGTCCGCTCCGTTCAAATTCGTCCAAGGCATGAAAGATTCGGCCTCATTCTATGCAAATTGCAAGAAGCCTGCAAATTCATGGGGGGGGGGAGGGGGTACAAGAAGCCTGAAAAACATCCCCCTGCTGGCGGGTACGTCCTACCGCTTACACTTGATGCTTCTGCTGGCGGCCACCAACATGGAACCAGCCGTTCTTGACAGATTCGAGATTCTGGTCGAGTCCATCGTTTACTACACGGTCATCAACAGGGTGACAACGAACGACATCGAGCGCATTTTCGTGAAGTGGTGTGGGCAGATCAGGGGCATCAAAACATCAGATGAGCTGGACGCATTCATCAGCTCCTCCGTCCTGCCGGAAGTCAGTCGGTGGAAAGAGGACAACGAGGCCAACTTCATGCGGCTGGGCCTGAACAGTATGCAGCAGTACAGAGTCAAGTTCATCATGGCAAAGCTCGCTGCCTATGTGAACGGTCTCCGCACAGGAAACGGCATGACCGATGAGCCGACCAGCGAGGAGCTGTCTCGTCTCATTCCTTGGTCGTTCGAGATCGAGCACATCATGCCGCAGACCTGTGCAGACAAGGCGCAGTACGGCGTAGATGAGGACGAGTTCTCCATCATCGTAAACCGCCTTGGCAACCTCACGCTGCTGGAAAGCACTATCAACCGCTCGATTCACAATAGCACCTATCAGGACAAATGCGTGGATTACAGGCAGTCCACAGTGTACCTTACATCCTCCCTGCCGGAGCTGGTGGACGTTGGCAAGAACAACGCCATCACGAAGGCCAATGAGAAGCTGAAGGCGTGGCCAGAATGGAACAAGACCTCCATCATGGAGCGTCAGTCCATGCTGTACAAGTTGAGCGAGGAAATCTGGATGAGTGATGCCATCTGGAATCCGAGGAAAACTTCATAAAGAAGAACACCCCTCTGACCGCATGAAGCGATTAGAGGGGTGTCTTGCTGATCTTATTTTATACGCCGTAGTAATCGGAGATGTCATCGACAGTTTCGCTGTTTTTCTCCATGATATTTTTGTTTTGGTGCATCTCAGCAACGGTCATCCATCCGTATGTGTAGCCATTCATATCGAAATATTTGCTCTTAATTCGGCTTGAGCTGTTCGCGAGAACATAATCGGCGAGGTCAACTTCATAAAAGCTGTGATGATATAGCTTATTGACCTTATCGGAAACCGAGTGTTTCTCATGCTCTTTCTCAAATCGGAACACAGGGTTTATTGAATCGGCAGGAACGCCGAGATGGGAGGAAAGATACTCCTTTATGCGCCGCTGACAGGCTTCGGGCGATGCACCGCTTTTGATGTATGGGAAAAGAAAGCACTTCCAGCGTTCATCGTATAGGAGTAAATACCGATTCGAGCAGGACTCGAATGTACTCCTGACAACGATAAGGCAAAAGGCATGTGGACGTTCAGAGGAGTTCAAAATATCATCGTAAAGATTTTGGAACGTATAGGCATCTTTCTTTGCCTTGAAAGTCCTCAGGATAAGAAAGCCAGTGTATGCAGCAAGAATCACATAGAAGAATCCTTTTATGAAGCTCGCCGGAATGCCAAGAAGCGGCTTGTAATCAGTGGCGATAACCGAGAGCAAGAGTGCTGCATCGGCAAACCATCCATCATACGGAATCTCAGATGGACCGATGAACTTGTTGCGAGATGTCAAAAGTTCATGTAGCTTTTCCTCACGAATTTCAATCATCGGGCATCCAACCTTTCATTTGATATGCGAATGAAAGCGAAATAATATGCACCAGTATAGCATGAAACGGAGTCGAACGCAACAAAAAAAGACCCCCTCCAACCAATATAGGTCAGAGGGGGTCTTGCTATACCATTATGCCGAGGGCGGCAAAATGGTCAACCATCGCGGTGAAGCTACTGCGATGGTCGATTTTGTTGACGTCATCAAAATGGTCGATGTCTTGTTGGCATCAGCAAATCATCAGAAGCCATTCTGCTTCATGCGGTCGTAGGTCTTGTCGGCCTCCATCGCGGCCTGAGTGAAGCTGTTGTTGTACCACCAGTTGATGAGGGCGGTGACAGTGGTGATGCCGGTGGTCACCAACTGTTCCACGGTGCTGCTCTCGATGGGCAGCGGGGACTTGCCGAATGCGCTGAGAATCTGGTTTGCCAGAGCCAGCAGCAGTGCGGCAGTGCGAGCGATGGTGGCGGCGGTAATCTTGTTGGTGTACTTCATGGTATTATTCCTTTCTCAAATCAGTTGTCGTGAATAGGCAGGGCCTTGGCTCGGTTAAAAAGCTCCGTTCCGGTCCCATTTCCGCCTAAAGCGTGGTAGCTTCGGTAGAGGTATTCGAGGTTTTTCAGGCCAGCCATGTCGATATACCCCTGCTGGATATAATGCTGGCAAGCCTGATAAATGCGGTCGTGCAGAATCGCCAGTACGCCGTCGAGCAGAGCTTTGTACTTGATGGCCACCGCGATGACAGCAGTACCGAGAAGCCCAAACGCCCACTCAGCCCAATACTGGATGATGAAATCCCACATCGGTATCACCTCCCATCTCACAGATACTTGCTTGCGCCAGACAGTGCGGTCCAGCTCTTCGGGCCGCAGATGCCATCAGGGACGAGGCAGTGTTTCTGCTGGGCCAGCATCAGAGCCTTGGTCGTGCCGGAGCCGAAGATGCCGTCGGCATTGATCTTCAGGAGCTTCTGGAGCATGATGGTCGCGCTGCGGTTCGCCGCGCCGGTGCATCCCTGCTGAATGGTAGGCATGACGAAAGCGTTGTAGCTGGTGCTAGGGTAGACACCGGGCGTGGTGCAGAGCCATGTGGATTTGCCATTGCGGGTGTCGGTATGGACAAAAGCACCCTTGCTGTGCCAGTACACACCAACACCCCCGAAACCGGCTTTCTGAGCCAAGATTCCGAGGGCGACGGGGTTTACAGAGCGGTCGTCAGTTCTCCAGTCGGCAGCAATACCGTACAGATGGCGGCTCTGCTTGCTGCCTCTAACAGACTTGCTGGAGTTATGCTTGATGCAGCGGTAGCCGGAGGTGATTTTGATTCTCTTCCCCAGCTTGTCCCGGATGAGCTGCAGCTTCTCGGCCAGCTCAGGGTCTACAAACTGCTGGCCGCAGCCACAAGGACACTGAAACTCGGAGCGGCTGAAATTTTTGGTGAGCGCGGTTTTGTCTCCGCGCTGAAACTCGATAATGCTCACGTCATCATCTCCTACTTCTTTTTTGTCAGAGGGCAGCCCCGGACGTTGCAGGCGGATACGAGGGCGGCAAAATCGCCGCGCTCGATGGCGGTATCTTCCCCCGCCGCCTCAAGCCGAGAAAGCAGCCTCTCGCACAGGTCAGGCCACGACATCCGTTTTGCCTCCGGTCAGAATTTCTTCCGCCTCCGCCTCCGTAATCCACGGGGAAGCCTTGGGGTTCTTGGCGGCGTTGCGGACCATCTTCTCATTCCAGAGGCCGGTATCGTAGTAGTGTTTCACCCGGTCAAATTTTGCGCTGTGCTCAGTCATTGTCAGCCACCTCCATGCCGGATTCATCTTCGCCCGGCAGGTCAATGCCGGACATCATGCTCAGGTAGTCAAGGTTGGCGGCATTCTGCTTGCCAAGCAGGAGAGCGGCCGGAGAACGGTCGGTGCTGGTATTGTGCTCGGCCAGTACATACCAGCGGTAAGTGTGGCCCTCCCGGTCGGTGTCCTCTTTCATCATCCGCTCAATGCGGAAGCTGTGCTCCACGGTCATGTCGGGGTAACGCTCGGTCACCGTGTAAAACCGGCCCGGGGTAAGGTCACAGGGGCCATCGGTGGACTTGACGCGGAGAGTCTGGCGCTCGATGCCGCCAAGGCACATCACGCCGAAATCGTACTGGATAATCTGTTCCATTGTTTCAGACTCCTTTCTCTGCTGTGCTTCCGCACAACGGCTTTCAAAATTTTTACAAATCCGGGCCTTACAAGTCTCCGGCGCAGGTTTTGTGCGTCGCAGTGCTTGAGCTGCCCGATACGGGATAGCAACCCTGCGGCCATGCTCACTGCAATGGGCCGTCCGCGGTCGAGACGCTTATACGCCCGGGCCAGCTGACGCTTGAGTCTCAGCAGGTTTCGCTTTCGGAGCAGGGTCTTTTCGTGGTCATAGCGATAGCCGAGGGCCGTCACCATGCGGGTATCGACTTTGTACACCTGCCAATTTTCTTTCAGCCGCAGCTCTACGCCGCCCAGCCAGTCACTGATGGCTTTTACGGCGCGGTGCAGCTTGCGCTTGCTACTCGCAAAAAGTGTGATGTTGTCGATATAACGCAGGTAGTGAGACACTTCGGTTCTCTCTCGGATAAGATGGTCGAGCGGTTGCAGCACGGAATTTGCCATCCACTGGCTGATGTAGTAGCCGATTTTTATACCGTCTTTGATAACGGCCCAAATCAGGCGCAGAACGCGCTTATCTTTGATTTTTGTTGCCATCCAGCGGATGACGTATTTCGGCTTGATGCTTTTATAGAAGCTCTTGATGTCAAGCTCTGCCGCATACCGCGTTCCCTTCTTGTCCTCTCTGAGCCATCGCTTTATGCCACGCATTCCGTGGCTAATTCCTCTGCCCGGAATGCTCCCGCAGCACCAGTAGTCCATGCCGCGCATGAGGACAGGCTCCAATGCCTGTACAATCATGTGGTGGATATACTGGTCAGGCCAGATAGGCGGTTCACATACCTCATCCCTCCATTTCCCGGCGCTCTTGTCGTAGAACGCAAACTTGCGGGGCGGATTTGCAGTCCAGCAGGGGTCTTGAACCATCCGCCGCAGGTCGGCCACTCTTTCGTCAAGAGTACGCTCTACCCATCGGCATACGCTGCGCCTAGAGTGCGCAGCGTTTACGTTCAAGATCGCAAGACGGATATTTTCTTCCGCCGCAATATTTTCCATGATGTGACCGACCCTCTTGGGCATTGCACATCCCTTCTTTCATTTCCTTGTTTGTCTTACGGGTTTTCGAGCAACGGCCTACTAGCCCATATCCCTATGACAAAATCTTCACCAAGCGGTGTGCGAAAGCCTGCGCCAAAAAATGCGGAAATGTCTTGTTTCAACAAGGAGTCGGGAGCCGATGTTGCTGTTCGAGTTCGACGCGGTGTAGTTGCCGTTCAGGTAGAACGGGCCGTGGTTGCGGTTCTGGTTGTAGTTGCCGCCGACGTAGAGGACAACGCCACTGCTGTTGTAGTTGCAGTAATCGGCAGGCACCAGCCCGAAACACACGGAACCGGCCCCAAGGCGCAGGCAATCCCAGTAAAAAATCTGCGCCGCCGCCTATTTGCGGCGGCGCAGGATGTCTATTCTTTTGGCTTTCGTTTTCTCCGGTGGCGTCAGCTCAGGGGCAGTTTCTGGGGGCTTCGGCCCCCAGCCCCCTCAGGGGAGTTCTTGGAGTCGGGAGCCGATGTCGCTGCTCGAGTCCAACGCGGTGTAGTAGCCGCCCAGGCAGAACGGGCCGCGGTAGCGGCTCTGGCTGTAGTAGCCGCCGACGTAGAGGACAACACCACTGCTGTAGTAGTAGCAGTAATCGGCAATATAGGTCGTTTCGCTTCCGTTGACGGCAGAGGGATACAGAGCGTACTCGTAGCCCTCCGCTGTCGGGACGCTCCAATCGCTGATATATCCGCCACTCGTAGGACGGGAGCCGACTTTTGTTCCGCCGGAGCCGTCAGAGAAATTTGCGGGGTTCTTGATGCAGTAGACGCCGCTTCCGCTGAAGTAGATGCCGTCGCACCACTCCAAGGCGTTGCCCCACGGGTCTTCAATCCAGCGATACTGCACACCAACGCCGTAGGTGCTGCGGCTGCTCTGCATGGTTCCGGTATGGTAGGTCATGCTGTCAGTCGTTCCCATCGACTGTGTGCTGGAGCCGTTGCCGCAGTTGAAGCCGATAACTTTTTGACCGTCCCAGTCCGCAAACTCGACCAAATACAGCATTCGGGTCGTCCAGAACATCGCAAAGTCCTGCTGCCAAATCGTACTGCCCAAAGCGTGGATGCCGGAGCGGAACGTCGCGCGCGTGGCGTTCGTTTTAGGGAATGACCCAGCCTCGCTTTTATAGTCGCTGGCGCACTTGTACCTGCCGATGTAAACATAGTCACGCTCGCCTTTTCCGTCGCCGCGGTCGGCATGGGCCGGGCTGACAGAGAATCCGGCCACTTTGCGGTCGGCAATCTGGAGCTTGAGCTTGCCGCCCTCGGCAGTCCACTTGAACCAGAACTTGGGGATTTTTACCATCACGCCAGCGGGGTGCGTTTCCTTGACCATGCCGCTCCACGGCAGGCAGTTGTCGAAGGGGCTGTTTCCGCCTTTACCGCTCAGTGCCGGGGTAGGGTCTGCAAAGAGCGCTGCATCATCCGTGCGGGACAGAGTCGTTTTGCTGGTCTTGTCCCAGACAACGCCATAAATGCGGACGTAGGCAAGCTCAAGAGCATAGTCCTTGTATGCTGTAGCAGCTACGGTTTCGGTGGTGGTCTCGTCGTCCTTTGTGGCAGTGATGCTCCATGTTCCAAGGACCGGAGGATACAGCTTGACGGCCCCGGTTTCTCCGTCACCGGTAACTGTAGCAGTCATGGTACTGTCGCCGCAGGTAGCGGTCAAGGTGCTTCCCACGGGAGCAGTCAGGGTCAGCACACAAAAATGCACAGTGGCGGCGTAGGCTTCGCCGTTTTCCGTAATTTCCACTTCTGCCGTATCGCTCTTGGCGTCTCCCTTTGCGGCCTGCACCGTGTAAGTGCCGCTCCGCTTGATGCGCACGGTAGCGCTGCCGCTGCTGTCTGCCGTCGCGGTATATGCCTTTCCGGTGGGCAGGGTGGCCGTGACAACCGCATCCGGGGCGGCGTTCACGGTAAGCGTAGCCGCAAAGTACGGCATGGCCAGCGTGTATTTACCGCCCACGACATCGACCGTGACGGTGTCGTCCGTGGTCAGACCGGCCAGCGAGGCCGTGACCGTCCACTCGCCCAGCCGGGGCAGTGCGGCGGTAAAGCTTCCTGCACTGTCAGCCGTTCCGGTGATGGTGCTCTGGCCGTCGGTCAGGGTCAGGGCGCTGCCAGCCGTGGTGGTGACAGTCAGCTTGGGCAGCGTGTTCCCCAGCACAGCGTCCAGCGCGTCCTGAAGGTTTGTCGCGCCAGTGCCTGCTGTATCCTCAAAGGTGATATTTTTCGCCGTCAGGCCGTCTTTGAGGTTGCCCATCTTGCCTACCATCTCTTTGATGGCGTCCTGCACGCTGTCAGCTTCAAGACCGGCGGCAGGGCCGTCAAAAGAGATATTCGCGGCGGTGATGGCCGCAAAAAGCTCCTTGTGTGCCTCCGGGTCTTTGTCGTGCTCGGCAAGCAACTTTCTGACCCATGCCTCCGTAGCAATGGCTGCCGGGTCTGCCGTCACGGTGATCTGCGCTGTGCCGGAGATGACGACCATGCCGTAAAATTCGAGCAGCAGATTGCTCATCGCGGCCTCCGGGACAATCTCGAAGCCGTGCTCATCCTGAAAGATGCAGACAAGGGCGTCGCTGTCGCTGCCTTCCAGCTTGGCATAGATGCCGATCTGATGCAGGGTATAGCCCTGCACAAGCCCCTTGTTGCTGATCTGGACTTTGAGCCGGTAGACCGTGTCGTCTCCCTCTTTGTCCACTGCGCTGTCCGCAAGGATGAGCGTCTGGCGCTGGTCGGTCACTGCCGTGGCCTTGGGCAAGTCGTCGGCGGCCACGATGCCAGCGCCACCAACTGCCCGAGTAAACGTCATGCGCTTACCGGCCATAGCCTCGGTCAGCATGGCCGTACCCAGCTCCGTGTACGCGGATGTGTTCCAACTCATTTTATCAATCCTCCAATCTCAATTTTGCTCCGGTTTGCGCGTATACGCCCGCTGCTGCCGCCCCGGCAAGCGCCGCCACCCTGCCGCTCTGCGGCGGTATCTTGCCCCGCACCCTGGCACTCATGGTGCAGTACAGGCCGCTGGGGGCGGGGGCGGTATAACATTTCCCGGAAGCAGACCCAATAACATGAACTGCGCGGAATGTCGTATGCGATTGCTTTATGCGGCCAACAAGCGCGATGGCAGTGCTTATATCGACATTTCCAGTGCCGAAAAAAACAGCCACAAACTTGTTCGGGTGGTCAACAGGATATTCGTGGAGCATGTCATGATTATCACTTATGCGGAGATCAAATCCAGTTGCACTTCTGACAAGCGCTTCCATCTTGTACGGAGTCATCGGTGCACGTTGGTCGCGCTTCTCGTAGATGAGCTTCCTGCGCTCGTCATAGGAAAGGTAGTCGCGCACAGGCAGCCCCCACTTGAGCTCGTGGTACATCAGCCCCCATGTCGCGGTTTCGGGGAAGAACTGGAGAGGAAGCTCCTCAGCGATGAGCCGATCGGCCTCGTCAAATTCAAGGCCCATGACTTGATACAGCCACTTGCCAACGTAGGACTGGTCGTAGAATCCGGGGGTGACCGTGGCAAGCATATTCTGTGCGCTTTGGCTGGTGGGAAAGTTTTCAAGGTCAATTTTCTTAGCCCTCATTCAGTGATACCTCCTAGCTGAACTTCACAGTGCCGGTGGCAGGGTATTCGATGTTCGCCAGCGTGATGTTGTTCATGCTGCCGTTCATCATAAATTCCGAGAAGTCAGTCACGCCAGAGATGTCGGCCAGCAGCGGGCGAATATCGTTGTACCGAAGGACGTTGTTGGCCTTGGCCTCCTCGTACTTCGTCTTGACCAATGTCTCAAACTGCGCCGTGATTTCCTCGATGGAGGTGTGCTCACTGTCGTAGATGAGGCCGGTACAGGTGTAGTTCACACTAACAGTCGTTGCCGCTGCACAGGTCAGTTCTGCGCAGCCGGTGGGCAACAGGCGGGCTGCCCGGTCTGCCGGCGACACGATATGGTTGAACACTGCGTCGATCAGCTCCTTGTTCGCGGGCTGGCCGTTTCCGTCAACCAGAACAAGCCGGACAGTGCCGGGGCCTTTCCATGCAGGGTCAACGATGCAGTCCCCTGCCCCAGCTTCTTTCGCCCACCGCTTGTAGTCGGTGTCGTTGCCGAGGTAGGTCATGCTGTTGCTGTACTCCACAGCGATACGGTCATAGAAGTCATCATCGGTTTCGCGCTCGGTGCCGCCGGTGATGCCGTCCTTGTTCGTGATGGACGTGATGTTGTTGATGGGCTTCATCAGCAGGATAACGGTGTCGGCCTTGACGTTGGAGTTGGTTCCGGCCTCCACAGCAGTCACATTGATGTCGATGCTCCCGCCTTCAGGGATAGCTGCATCGGCATCAGACTGAAACTCGATAGAGGGTCCGTCGTTGGTGGCCGTGGTGCAGAAGACCGTCCCTGCCGGCAGCTCTGTGCCAGCGGAGCCGGTAACGGTGACAACGCCGGTAGCGCGGGCAGCCTCATGCCGCGTCAGGTGGACCTGCTGGCCATGGAGGTCCAGCCACTCATCCCATGCGTACTGCGGGTACGCGATCATCAAGGCTCTCAGCAGGTGGAAGTTGATGAGCTCGGACTTCTCAATGGCCGTTGGACGGGTCATATCGTAGGGGAAGCCACCGGGCATATCGTCGATGTCGTCGGGCAGCTCGGCCATCATTCTGCGGTGAATGTCATCGGCAGATGTTCCGTCCATGAAGTCAGGACGGATAAATTCAGGTTGCATATCATCACTTCCTTTACACTGAAATTTGGAACTCGTCGTCCCATCCGATGCCCTTTACCACACAAGAGCAGTGCAGCTCATCGGCATCCCATGTGAACTCGAAGTTCCGTACATACTCGGTGCGGGGGTTGACCTTCAAGGCTTCCGTGATGGTGCGCTCCACCATGGACTGCGCGACATCGTGGTCGTTGTCCTTGATGGACTCCATCTCGGTGCCGATTGAGCGTGGGTACGCAAGGCACTGGTAACGCTCGGTCTGCGCTGCCTTGAAGCACCAGATCATAAACGCCTCACGGCCATCGCACTCAAGAACGCGATTGGAGCCATCGCGCACGAAGTCACCTTTTTCGGGGTCCCACTTCATACTGCGGTGGTATTCCTTGTCGATCTGGGCTTCCTCGTTGATGACTTCAGGCACATCGAAGGTTGGATACAATTTCTGTGACATAGTGCGCCCTCCTTACGAGCTGACGACGATGTCAACCACAACAGCTTCATTCTGTACCCACGCAACCAGCACCCGGTCTCCGGGCTTCAGGCTGCGCATTTTTTCAGGGACGAGAACGTGATGCTGATGAGCACCTTCAGAGCCGCCGCTGCCGGCACTGCTCTGCGGTGGGTCGGGCGGGTCGGGCTGCCCAGCGGCAGGTGTGCCAACCATGCCAGAACACGGCATACCGCGTGAATCAAGCAGTGTCGTAACCTTCAGGTGGTTATGCTCGCCGCTGCCGGGTTTGCCGATATTCTGGGTCTTGGCGAGGATGTCGCCGGTCTTGCCATAGGTGAGCTGCCGCAGAACGTGGTAGTCACCTTTCGGAATCGGGATGGGGAACGTGTTCGTTACCAAGCTCTCGTCATCCTTGATTTCGCCAAAGTCGAGGACAAGGGAGCTTTCGACCTCCATGTGCTTGACGATGCGCTTTGCGATAGTCTGCCCCAGCATGTTTGCGCCGGTGCTGGAGTCCATATCCATAGGCACTCACCTCCTAATCGAATGTGCCTTCATCGACCCAGCCATAAACATTGCTGGAGCTGTCAGCGTGGATGAGATGCCACGGATGCGCCCCGCCGTTCTTACTGCATGATGGGTCTTTCGTGATCTTTGCCTTTCCAGCGGTGGCCTTATAGCCCTTGGCATCAGCGTAGCTGCTGACGTAGTGCATACCGCCGTGGAAGTTTACGATGTCCCCTACCGCGTGTTTTCCGCCAGAATCGCTATCCTCATCCGGGGCTTTCAGGAGGTCGAGGGTCATCGTCATGGAATCAGCGTTGTGGACAACGCCTCTGGCGTAGTACATCCCATGCGATGTGCCAGCCTTGAGGCAGACAAGGTGTCCTTTGCGGAGCCATGGGATGTCAGGGGCGTTCACAGACACCTCCTCAACCACCTTGCCGTTCTCATCGAGGATAGCTTGGGCGGCAGACTTGGCATCTGCGAGCTTTTCATCGGACCCGCGCCGGTAGATGCGCTGGCGCGTTCCGTACTCGGTCAAGCCGGTCAGCGTAGCCTCGACGCTGCTCTGGCCGGATTTATTTTCCTGACCAACGACCTTGACCTTTGTTACAAGGTTTTCGGTGCTGAGGCTGTTGCTGACGATGAGCGTGTTGTCCAGCTTGAACACATAGACGGAATCGTTGCCGCCGTATGGCACAATATCCGCCTTGCCCTTCGTGGCGCGGATGATGCACTTCTCGCAGCCCTTTTTGACGGCATCGTCCAGCAGTTCAAGAATGATGTCCGAGAGGTACTTGTTCTTGAACGTCAGCTTGCCGTGGGTGGCGTTGGGGCCTTTGTACTCGCCAATAGGAACCTCCCACTCATCGAGGAGCTTCTGGATGGCAGACTTCGTGCCTGTGCCATCTGGCAGGTACAGATTGTCTTGGCTTCGCTGGAGCCGATACATCTCATCATAGCAGATGCAGGATAGGTCGCTGGCAGAGGAACGGTCTTGCGGGTTCCACTTCTCAGCATACCCGCGAGCCACCTCCCCATTGAAAGAACCGCCATCGCTGGCGGTTACTACAATGAGGCTTCCGGGCTTCACAAGGCTGGAAAGCTGGCCTTTCGAGGTATCATCGTTCCGCGCCTTGAACGTCAAGCGCATGGAGATTTCCTTTGAGCTTTCCTCCCAGCCGAGGCCCTGAATGTAGTTCTTGATGTTGTACTGCGTACCATCATCGCCGATGACGGACACGCTGTATTTAACTTGCGAGATGTCTACCACTTCGGGCCTCCTACGGAATAATCAACGAAACGCCGGGATAAATCCATTTGCCGCTGTCGCTGCTCTTTTTGCCGTACTTCTTGGCGGCAGACTCGATAGCGTCCTTGTTGGCATCGTAGATTTTCTTCCACTGCGAACCATCTCCATATTGCTTCTGCGCTATCTTCCAAAGACTGTCTCCCTTGACGATGGTGTAGTTCTGGCCGGAGCCAGTGGTGGCCGCAGCAAGGTCGATTCGCGGGATGGTCTTCTTCGCATAGGAATCGGTGTTCAGCTCATCCGTGGTGTAGATTTCGAGGGGCTTTTTCTGCTCGAACGTGATGGAGTATTTGAGATTGCCGAACGCGCCGTAGCCTGTGACCTCGAACGAGGATACGGTAACGTCGATGTTCAGCCAGATGTCCGTGACGATGAGGGTCAACACGGTTTCGTTCTCGATGTACTCCTCGATGATGCTTCTGCAAGCCGCAGGGGGCATCCAGAGCAGCCGATTGACGATGGGCTCGTTTCGCCGCTTGAATCCAAAAAACTCGCTGCTCCACGAAACGCTGGTCACATCCGTGCCGCGCGGGACCTTGACAGTGCCGCGGGAGATGGTGTCGAAGGTCTGGTACTTGGCTCCGTACTTGACCGCGATCTGCTCAGGCATAATGGAAAAGAGGAACGGAGTTCCGTTTCCTCCCGGTATCAGGCAAATCATACGCCCACCCCCTTCAGCGGCATATTGGCGAACACTTCTTCCAACTTAGAAGCGATCTTGCCACACAACTCATCGGTAACGTCCCCAATGTGCCGCCGGATGACGGCAACGATTTCGTCGTCGGACTGGCCGCCGCCGGAGATGTTGAACTCCGGGCTGACCTCGACCTTGACGGTGATGTTCGGCTGCACGGCGGTCTGCTGGGTGCTGGACTGAGTATTGGAATTGTTGACGGAACTGGAGTAGTCCTCAGAGAGCGCATGAGAGTCGATAGGAGCCTCGTTTACGCTCTGGGTGAGATAGTTTAGTGTTTCGGAGGAAAGCGCGTTGTGGGACGTGAGAGAGCCGGTAGAGCCAGAACCAACAAGACCGCCGTTTGCATGGGCGGTGATGCCGAGGATTTCACCGGCCTGCTGGTACAGCTCAACCGCCCGCTCCCTTCTGCCGGGAACAAGCGGAATGATCATCTCCGGGCCTTCCTCGCCGACCCACGACAGCTCTCGGCCATTGACCATGCCTCCAGACGCATGACCGCCGATGCTCATGCTGTGGTTTCCAGCAGCGTAGGGCGTGACGGTCTTGCCGGTGACAGGGCTGGTGTAGCTGTAAGAGCTGCTTGCGGCAGGGCTGGAGGAGAACAATCCAGAGGATGCGGAGTAGGTCGAGCTGACAGTGACATGGGGCTTGACATTGACGTAAGCATCCTTCTCGAACGGCGTGTCGGAGATAGCATCCAGCTCGTCGCTGGTGGCATCTCTGGCAGCATCTCCGAGGCCGCTGCCCCGGATGGAGTCAGCGAACGAAGCGGGCATGGAGTCCGCAACGGATTTCAGCAGGTCGATGACGGCGGCTTGCGTTTCAGCATCCATTCCGTTCAGGTCGAACCACTCAACAACATCAGAGTTAGTCCACTCTGCCACGTTAGGGTTGTCCTTCAGCGCGGCATCCATGGCCTGTTGCAGTTTTTCGGAGGTCGTGCCTTTCAGGTTGGGAAGAATGCCGTCGAGTGCATCGCTGTATGCCTCAGCAATGGAATCGAGCTGGAACGATTCGACTCGAACCTGAAGGTCGGAGATTTGAGCGTGGTAGCCATCGGTCAGCGTCTGGACCTGACGATAGAACTCATCTTGGTCGATTGCGCCGGTATCGAGCTGGAGCCGGAGGTTGGTAAGGCTGACTTCCAGTGCGTCATCGTACTGGCTGGTCATGCTGCTGACCGCATTCTTCAGCTCCTCCTGCATACTGGTGAACGACTCAGCGTCCAGAGCCGCGCCGCCGTACTTGATCTTGATGGCATCGAACTTGGCGTTTTCCTCTGCCGTGCTGACTTGGCTGGTGATGTCCTGAATCTGCTGTTGCAGACTGAGGATTTCGCTGTCGCCGTCGAGCTTCAGAACCCCGCCGTTCAACTTGATGTTCGCGTCGATGGCCGTGGAGAGCTTATCGCTCAGGTCATCGAGCTGGTTTCTGAAGGATGCGTAGGTGCTGTCCAGCATGGTAGTGTCGGCAGCGTCTCCCATGATGAGCTTCAGGGCGAGATTCGCCTCGTAGTGCTTATTCTGGAGGTAGTCTGCGGTGCTGGACACCATCGTGGACACGCTGGAGCGGTACTCCTTGATGTCGGCCTCGGTTACGGTCATGCCAAGGCTCATCTTCCAGTTTTCTTTGTCAAGATCGCTGACCGCTGCTTTCAGCGAAGTCAACGTGCTCTGGGCTTTCTGAGCCTGAGCGGTATAGCTGTCGAACTTGCCTTCCATTCCGTCAAAAGCGATGGTGGAGGCGGCTTCCTTGATTTCCTCAAGGGAGAGGTGCAGGTCGCCAAAATGCTCGACAATATCGTTGGACACTGCATTTTGCAGCATACTACCGAACTGCTCTGCGCTTACGTCAGCATCGTTCATGGCATCGGTGAGAGCCTGAGTTTTGAAGTTCACGTTCTCAACGGAATACCCGGTGAGGTCATAGACCTTCTGCATCTTCTCGGTGACGAGGGTGGACGCTTTCGCGCTCTCCTCGTATTCCTTCTTGATGCGCTTGCTCTCGGCGAAACCTGCGATACCGCCAAGGCCAGCTCCGATGAGGCCGCCAACAGCCGTTCCAACGCCGGGAACGATGGAGCCGATCATCGCGCCTGCGGCAGCACCGCCAGCAACGCCGGTGAGCTTTGCCGCTCCTGCGGAAGTGTAGGCTTTCTGGTACTCCTCATCGTTGGACCGCTGGGCTTTGTACAGGTCGATGATGCCGCTGATGGCAGATACGCCGCCGGTGGCTCCTCCAGCAATAGCACCAAGGCCGAGCGCACCAAGCGCACCGGCTCCAAGGGATGCAGTGGCAGAGAGGTTTCCTGCGCCGAGGCCAATGGCTGCGTTGGCGCCAAGACCCATCAGGCCAGTGCCGGCGTTTGCAGAGCCGAGGATTGTTCCTGCAAGCGATGCTCCGCCGAGGGATTCCTGTGCGCCGAACACGCTCTTGCCTACTTTCAAAACGTCGCCGCCGATGCTCATAACAGGCATGGCGGCCTTTGCGATGATGGCCGCAGACACGACAGAGCCGAGGTCTGCGCTCTTGCCGCCCGGAAGCAGCTTTCCTGCGCTGGTCACCAGATTGCCGAGACCAGAGAACAGGTGCTCCTTGATGGTATCGAAGTCAAAGCCATCAGCAAAGCCGGTAGCGAACGCCTTGCCGACGCTCGCTCCCTCGTTTACAGAATCCGAAACGTCGATGCCGAGGAGCATCATCAGCCCTGCGCTGAGGCCGGAACCGATGCCAGAGCCGATGTCGGACGCAATGTCAGAAAGGATGGATTTGCCGGTCGTTCCCCACCACTCCTTGAAGGGGTCGGCAACGATCTCATTCCATGCGATGCTGACCTTGCCGCCGAAGTCTGCATTCTGCCATTCCTCGGTAGCGGTCATGTCCTTCACCTTGGCCTGAAGACGGTCATACTTGCGGTCTACGAAATCCATAAAATCGTTCAGGGCAGATTCAATCTGAGGCATGGATGCCGTCAGACCGTCTGCAATGGAGCGAACATACGGATTCAGCCGCTTGCCGAAGCTGATCTTCACGCCATCCACCGCGCTTTGCAGCAGGGTGATGGAACCAGACAGGTTGTCGAGCTGGGTGTCGGCCATGCGCTCGGACGCGCCAGCGGCATTGTCGATGGCGTTGGCCAGCTTGTTGTAGTCGGTCTCGGAGGCGTTCAGGATGGCCAGCAAGCCTTTCTGTGCGCCAGTACCAGCAATGGCATTTGCCACACTGGATTTCTGCTCATCGTTCATGTTGGCGGTGGCATCGCGCAGCTCCTCGATGACATCAGCCAGAGCACGGGCATTGCCCTTGCTGTCAAAGAACTGGATGCCGAGGCCATGCAAGGTGTCGAGGGCGTGGCCGGTGTTCGTGGACAGTCGGGTCATAATCATGTTCAGCGACGTACCAGCCATAGATGCCTTGATGCCGCTGTTCGCCATCAGGCCGGTCATCAGGGCCACATCCTGAATGGAGTAGCCGAGAGAACCAGCCATCGACGCAGCGTACTTGAAGGTTTCGCCCATCATCGACACGTTCGTGTTGGCGTTAGATGATGCGGCAGCCAGTACGTCGGAGAACATACCGGCATCGGACGCTTTCAGCCCAAAGGCGGTAAGGGCATCGGTCACGATGTCGGAGGTCGTGCCAAGGTCTTCATTCGACGCTGCGGCCAGATTCAGGATGCCCTCGATGCCGTCCATCATTTCCTCGGACTTCCATCCAGCCATAGCCATGTAATTGAACGCCTCAGCGGATTCGGTTGCGGTGAACTTGGTCGTTGCGCCCATTCGTTCGGCTTTCTTCGTGAGCTGGGTCAACTCATCGCCGGTGGCTCCGCTGACAGCCTGAACCTGAGACATCGCTGCCTCAAAGTCTTTCTGGGTGTTGACGGTATCGGCAAGGCCGAAGCTGACTCCAAAGAAAGCTCCAGCCTGAAGAAGCGGATTCTTGAGCAGATTGAGGACGGTACGGATGGGCGTGGTGGCAAAATCGAGAGCCTTCAGCGTAAAGCTCCATGTTTTGCTTGTGAGCGACTTCAGACTGCCGCCGAGGGTGCTAAGGACTGGCGAGATGCGTTCCTTGGCTTCAAGCGCGATCTCGTACTTCTCCTTGGCCCATTTTGCGAGCGACTTCTGGGTCTTATCGGCCTGTTCGTCGAACTTCGAGACATAGCCACGAGTTCGGTCTACGGACTGGCCAGCTTTATCGGCAGCATCGCCGAACTTATCCAGCTTCTTGGTGGCGTTGGACAGGGCCGGGTCGGTGTTGTCGATGGTTTCGATGGGAATTTCAATGCGAATGGTTTCAGCCGTTGTCATCCCCTCCCTTCTGCATGGATTCGATGGCTATTCGCGTTGATGCGAGCATAAAAGCCTGTACGCCGCGAGGCTTTTGATAGAACTCGTCAGGGGTCATGCCGGTCTTCTGGAAGATGTGATGCAGGAGGCACAGCTTCCCGCCGGACTGAATCAGTTTTTTGCGACTTCCTCCAGATTGGCGTCGAAGCCGCTCAGACTGTCGATGGCATCCAGAACACGGTCTTTCTCACCGGCAAGCAGAGAGTATTCGATGACATCCAGCGGTCCCATGATCTGAACATCGCGGTCGCGCAGGGCTTCCCAGACGGTCTTGTTGTCCCACAGCTTCTCGCGGTCCTCCTTGACGGTGGCCTGATAGATGATTTCGGAACGGTACTTGGTGCTGTCCGTGTTCTCCGGGAGCTTCATGCCGAGCTGCTTATTGCGGACGTACTTGGTGTGCTTCTCGCGGCAGCGGTTGTAGTCATCGGCGTTCAGCGGATGGATGCGGAATGCGAAGAACAGGCGGCCGCCACGAACGATCTCGATGCGCTGGGTTTCGGTATTGCCAAAGCCAACGGCATCAATGAGGCCCTGAATGAAGGACTCCTCGTTGGCCTTGATGACGTTCTTGGCCTCATCCTCGGTGTACTCGGTATTGTCGATTTCGGTTTCAGCGGCTTCAGCGGCATTGCTCATAAGGGAAACGCTTTTCTTAAAGTCAGCCATTTCAGTAATCTCCTTTGCATAAAACAAAAATGAGAGGAGGCTCGTTGCCTCCCCTCATGCGGGTCAAATGTTGTGTTTCAGGTTAGCGGCCAGTGCCAAGCAGACTTGCCAGCTTGGGCGGATTGTTGACAGTGCAGTTGAACTGACGCTTGATGGCATCGCCGACAGACAGGTTGTGGATGTCGATGTCGCCGTCGGGCAGGACATCGCGGTACATCACGCGCTCCTCAGAGTCGTTGCGGCCATGAATAGCACCCTGAAAATTCCAGCGAGGAGAGTCGCCTCTCTCCATGGCTTCCATAACATCGGTGAAGAACTCATCGCTCTCGATGACCAGCTCGGTGAAGCTCAGGGATACCTTGTAGCTGCCGGGAGTAACGTGCTCCTGCATATCGCCCAGAACCTTGTAGCTGGCATTGGAGAAGTTTACGGTGGACTTGTAGGTTTCAACGGAGGCCACCATCACGCCGTTGTTGTTGTAGAACGCGCCGTCTTTGCCGCTTCTGGTGAAGCGGGAGTCGGCTGCGGACGAAGTATTGAGCATTTATGCTTCCTCCTTTACTCGCTGTCCGTGGTGTTAAAGCGGAACAGGAAATCGGTGTAGATGTGTTCAGCGGAATCCTTGTCGATGACATCGAGCAGGAACCATGCGCTGTCGCCTTCCGGGGAGTATGCGGGGTTCAGGATGGCAGTGCCGGAGGTCAGCTTGCTCTCAGCGATCATCTCATTGATGATGGACTGGAGCGCACCGATGATGGCCGCGCGACCGGGATTATCGTTATCTACCTTGGCGGCCATATCGTCGTTGGTGGTGTTGCAGCGGCGAATCAGCTCGTAGCGGGTCTTGGTGCGGCGAATCTTCTTCCAGCCCTCATCGCGGTCTGCGGGCGTGGTGATGAGGGTGTTGATGGCCTTGTCAATCCAGACCTGACCGCTCTTGTTCATGGTGAGGACGATGCAGCCATTCTGCTCTGCCTTGATGATTTTGGTGTTGGACAGAGGCTCGCCCAGCCCAGAGAAGCCGTTGATGACGGTGTGGGTCAGCGAGGAGCTGGATGCAGTGGAGCCAATCAGGCCGGCCAGACGTGCGGCGGTCTGGTAGCCGTCCAGCGTGGTGCTGCCATACTGAACAGAGCCGTTCAGGACGTACATCATGCGCTCGTCGTTGAAGGCTGCCGCATGGCTCATGCGGGTGTCGAAGTCAGTATCCTTCTTCTCGCCGACCACAGCGGTCATCAGAGAGCCGACATCCATCATGCGGGACATGAAGGACTGGACCAGCAGATGCACCGCGTTGTCCTCGGTGTCCACGCACAGCGTATTGATCTCGTAAGGCTCGGTCTGCTCCATGGCATCGGAGTACGCGCCGTTGTTGACGGTCGGGTTCGTGCCGGCGGTGAACATGGTCTGAGAGGTATCGGCCAGTTCCTTGGCGGTCTGGCCGCTCTTTGCGATAGCGATGAAGTTGCTGGAATTGGCAAATGCCTCAGCAAGCGCACCGGCCTCGCCAGAGCCAGCAGCAAACTCGACCTTTTCAATCTGCTTGGTGCCAGAGTAGATGATGCACTCCTTGATGCTCTCATCAGCCAGCGTCTTACGGACGGTGCAGGTCAGGGGCTTTGCGCCGGGGTACTTGGCGGTCAGGGTGACGGCAGCAGCCGGGCTTTCGCCAGAGCTTTTCAGGTCGAGGGTGGCTGCCGTACCGCCAGTGCCGACACGCACAGCGATGATGGTCTTTGCGCCGCCAGCGATGGCCTGTGCAATGGCATCGGTGGTCAGTGCATCGCCGAACACATCCGTGTAGTCCTCATCGGAGGACATCTCAACAGCGGTGCAGAGCGGGCCGAAGTCTGCGCGGAACAGAACAGCAGTCACGCCGTTTACAGCACCAGCGGTTGCACCAGTGCCCTTCTTGCCGATGTGATAGTGCGCACCGGGGCGGATTTTCTTCTCGCCGGGAATATAGGAATCAGCCATATTAGTTGACCTCCTTGTTCAGAAAAGCTGCCACGACTTCCTTGGCCTTGGAAACGGTGCAGCTCTTGATGTTTGCGGACTTCATGGCAGCCTCGACGCACTCCTTCCGTGCGCCAAACAGTGCCGTGGCGTTCGCAGCGAACTCGCTCACGCTGTACTCGGCCTCAACAGGGGTCGGAGCAGCGTCAGCAGAAGCATTTTTGCTTGCCATAGGTCTTACCTCCTAGTAGGTGATGTTGGGGTGTCTAAGCGGATAGCCGACGGCCTTGTAGCGGAGCAGACCGTACCGTGCGGTAACGAAAATCTGTCCATTCTTCAGGTAGTCGGATTTCAAATCTGCGGTCATGTGGTCGATGTACATAGGCGACCCATCCAGCATCTCGACCTCTCCATCGAGAGAGAGGCTGTTTCCAACAGCGGCGGCCATCTTCAGGCGCGTTGGGCTGTCAGGGCAAAGAAGCGACACGGCAATCTTGCCGTTCATCCAGACGACGGTGTTGGTTTCCTCCAGCTTGTCGATGGATGTCAGACGGCAATAAAAGACCGGGGCTTCTTTCGATGCCTCGGTCTCATCGTCCATGTGGTCGATGCCTACAACAATGCTGTCCGGGTACATTCCCTTGATGTACCGTGCCATTGCCACAATCGGGTCAGGGTCGGTGGTTTCCTGACAGGGGTATTCGATGATGTCAAACCTGATTTCGGAGCCGATGAGCAGTTCGTTCTTCTCCTCAGTCATGGAGAAGCCGTCCGTTCTGGCCCATGCGAACGCATACAGCGTATCGCGGTCGTCCTTGAGCAGAACGTCCTTCAAGCATTCCCTGACTGCCGGCTCGATGAGTTCGGGGACAGCATCGGAGTCGTTGCGGCAAATCAGGGAGACCAGAAGCGTTCCTGCGCTCTTGCGCTCACCATCGGTCTGCATATCAAAGTTGAACACGATTCTGGGGTACTGCGTGGTCGTTCCCCATCCGACGGCTCTATCGCCGGGAGCTTCAGGAGTGAATACAGCGGGTTTGCCGCCGAACGTGGTCAAGTGCTTTGTGAGGTTCTTGGCCTCAGACAGCCGCTTGTAAATCAGGTTCTCAAGATTCATCCTGTGCCTCCTGCATCAGCTCGTTCACGGTGGTGAGGTCTTTCGACCAACGAACGTCCCACTCCCCTTTTTCGACCTCGCCAATGGGGATGATGAAGTGGTTGATGACGTTGCCAATGCCGGGATGGAACAGGGCCACGAGGGTGGTATCTGTGACTGCGGTGACAATTCCAGTCTTGCCCTCATCCCACGAAGCGTGTTTGCCGTAGATGGCATACCCGGCCTTGATGACGTTTGCATCAAACCGGGCGCGGTTCTCTTTGATGATAAGTTCCATTGTCTTTCTCCCTAGTCATATTTCTCGTGGTAAATCCGTTCGATCTCAGGCATGGCCTTCTCAGAAATCGGTTGCTTGAACGGACGCGGAGCCATACGGCGTGTTCCGTTTTCGAGGTAGGTAGAGTATCGCTCCTGACTTTCAAGAACGGCAGTGACCCGCAGACCTGAGCCGGTACTGGAACTTTCTACGGTTCCATTCCAGTTCAGGCGCAGGTTGCCGGTTCTTCTTGCAGGGGGCTCTCCGGGTGCGGATGCGGTGTAGTGGGACTTGGTGTGCGGTTTGCGGTAGACGCGGCCAGAACGCTTTCCGCGCAGAACTTCAAGCTCTGCGTTGCGGATGGCGTTTACGGCTCGCATACCCCTTGAGGCAGCCTCCCGATTGACCTTTTTGACGGTATCGTCAACGGCAATCTTGAGCCGCCCAGAGGCTTTCTTAGGCGTGGTCACTTCACATCAGTCCTTTCCTCGGCGTAATACAGAGTCGAAACTCCGAGCGAGCCGGTGTCGTCAATATCGACGATGTAGAACACCCTGTTGCCGAGGATGAGCCTGTCGGTACGTTCGGCGCGGGGCTTGCCGCGCTGTACGATGACGTGGGTGATGATGTGGTCAGCCGTGCCGTGGGCCTTGTCAACCTCATTGGCAGATGCAAGGCATCCGCGCAGGAAGTCTGTGCCATCTCCTTCATACGAAACAGAAGGGCGGCCGCTTTTCAGGTCGCTCTTGCTGTGCTCGATGATGAAGTCCTTGAACAGATTTCCGGGGCGCAGGTACATGAGCTGTCCATTAACCATGCCGATGCCTCCAGTCGTCAGCGGCCCGCTCGTTTTCCATCATGCCAGCATAGAAGTACGGAGGCTTCTTGCAGCATTCTGGTGGCTGCTCAATGGATACGGAACTGAAGGAGACCTCTTTCTTCAGGTCTTCATACATCTCCTTCCAGAGCTTTGCGCGGGCTTGCAGGGAGAGCGTAAGCGGACCGGTCTTGGTGTCAACCTCATAAGAGAACCTGCGGAACAAGCTCTCAAGGAGCATCAGCTTTGCCCTTTTCCACGACTTGGGGTAGGCAGAGAGGGCAGCCTCGATTTCCTCGTCGGTCAGCGCAGTAGTGTCGGGTCCACCCTCGACCATCGTGTCGCCAAGCTCAAACCGCATCCTGTCCTTTCCGTACTCGGCGACAGCCGCAGAGTCGTAGTTGTATGCCATACAATGCGCTCCTTGTTGGATAGATGGTAGGTTTAGCCTTTACCGCTCGTGGAATGCCGCTGGGAAGCAGTAGAAGCCTTGTTTCCGGCCTTAGTGGTATGGGAGGATGCCCGGCCTTTGGCTTCGGTTTTGACCTCTTTGGACTCGTCGTTGTGGTCAGCAGGTTCCTCTGTCGCCTCGGCTGCGGGAGCATCGGCGATGTAGCCGCAGGTGATGAGTGCGCGGACGCGGGTGCTGAGAACAGATTCAGTCGGGATGATGTCTCCCGGCTGATACGGCTTTCCGAACAGTTTGACGGCCTTCTTGCAGAGATAGCTCATAAGCCACCTCCATTACACGCACTTGGACATATAGCAAGCCAGATCGTCGCAGGTCTTACGCATATCGGTGGACATCAGGCCCTCAACGAACTCGCTGTGAGTGCCCGGCTCGCCCTCGAACTGATCGGTGGCCATATAGCTGCCGTTGCCGAGCATATCCCAAGTGAAGATATAGCCGGCAGAAGGCTCGTCGATCTGCGGGCTGTTGGTGACGTAGCACATCAGTGCGCCGTCGCTCTCGCAGATGAAGTCCATGTCATCGGGCTGACCTTCCTCGGCCTTGTTGTAGGTGGCCATCAGAACGGTGACCTCATCAAAGCCGAGGAGCTCTGCGATGACTTTCTCGTTGACGATGGCAGGGTTCGGGGTGGAACCGCCGTACTTCACGCGCTCCAGAATGTCAGGGTGCTTCTTCAGGGCGAGGAAGGTGTCATAGCCGAGGCACAGCTTGTTCGGGGTGCGGCGGCCATCCAGACGAATCTCGCGCTTGCGAGCGTCGAAGAATGCGATGGGGTCGAAGTTGGCATCGGTGAACTTCAGCATCTGGTTGCTGCCGGGGGTGCTGTCAACGCCGGTGAACTCGTTCTGCCACACGCCGGTCTTGAAGAACTTTTCTGCAAAGGTCAGGTCCAGATGCAGGAGCATCTGGTCGTTGATGAAGCGGACGCTGGAGCGGCGCGGGTCGATAGATGCAGGAACACCAGAGCGGGTGTAGTCCAGAGCATTGATGCTGTCGATGCCGGTGATGACCTGATCGACGTCGCACTTGTAGGTGCTGTCGGTATGGCCGCGCTTTGCGGGCTGAACCTTGCCGAATGCGGGCTTACGCTGAACATTGTCGCGGGCCAGATCACCCTTCAGGAACTCATAGTAGAAGCCAGTGGAGTTCTGCACCGGGCAGATGGGGAAAATCTTGGTCGCAACGTAGTCAGCGTTGTTGTTGAAGAATGCCATGCTCATGTTGGACAGGTAGCGGTTGGGCTTCCAGCCTTTAGCAATAGCAGCCATGATCGCGGCGTTGCTGTTCATGTTTCTCATGTTGTCTTACCTTCCTTTCTTGGTCAGGATGCCTTGGGCTTGTAGCCGGACTTGGTGAGCTGGACAGAGACGACAGTGCCAGCCTTGGCCGCTGCGCTCAGTGCAATGCCGACGATGAATGCACCATCGGTGGCCTTGACAGCCTTGCCAGCAGCATCCGTGGCCAGCTCGTCGCCGACTGCGATGGCCTCGCCAGCGACCCACTTGCCAATATCCTTCACCTGAACGGTCAGAGAGCCGCCAGCTTCAATGTTCTCGTCGTTGGTGAACAGGGACAGGCCGATGACGTTCGCGCCAGCAGAGGGCTTTGCAAGCTTGCCAGCGGTGATTGCCAGTGCGATGCCCTGAACATCTTCGAGCTTTGCTCCGGCTTCCATGATGATGGTGGGGCTTTCGTTGATAGAGGTTCCAAAGTAGGTTGCCATAGCGTTTAACCCTCCTTTTCGCACTCAGCACGCAGGGCGGGGTCGTTCAGCAGGACCTCGTCGATGGCCTGAGCCTTGGTGACATTCTTGGACTTCATGATCTCTGCGGCCTTCGCCTCAGCGCGGGCCCATGCGTCCGGGGCTTCGCCGCAGCGCTTGCCGATTTCCTTAAACGTGCCGGAGATTTCGGCGAACTTGACGGCCTCGTCCAGTGCAGCAACATAGGTGTCGTAGGCAGTGCCGCCAGCGGCCTTCATGGACTTCAGAACCGGGAACAGTTCGTCTTCCTTCTTACCGATGAGGGTATACCGCTTGGCCACATCATGCAGCTCGCGGTCCTCGTAGCTCTCACGGAACTTGCGCAGGGAGTCAAGCTCGGCCTGAACGCGGGGGTCGATAGGCGCGGGGTCGGTGTTGGTCTTCAGACCCTTGGTCACATCAGCAGTGGGAGCGGGAGTGCCACCATCTGCGGGTGCGGCGGGTGCAGGGGGATTATCAGCCGGGGGCGGGGTCTGACCTGCGGGAGTGCCGGGGGCCTCTGCTTCGCCATAACGCTTCTCGATCTCCTCATAGAAAGCGCGCTCGGCAGGGGTCATCTTGGACTTGTCGATTTTCATATCGTCTTCTCCTTTCGACTTATCGTCGTCTTTCTTGGTTGCGGTGTCCTTGGTTACGTCATCGTTCTCACAGTGACCATGCTTCTCAATCTGCTCGTTCAGGGCATCAACTGCCGCTTTAGCGAGAGCGCGGGTAGCATCATCCATGGGAACATTCTTCAGCACGACGTTGGCGGTCTTGCCAGAGGACCACTGTTCGATGGAGTCCTTCGCAACCGAATCGAACTCCTCAAGGCTCTCCAACATCGCGGTTCGGGCGGCTGCCCCATCCAGTGCCCCATCACCAAGGATGGAGCAGAGGGACTGGTTCAGCGCGAGGCAGACATCCCAGACCTCATCGCAGACCCGACGTTCCTTGGCTTCGCCATAGGCTTCATCGAAACTGGCCGAGTTTTTCTGGACTTCCGCTTCCGCGCTCTCAGGCTCCTGCGCCAGACCAAACATTTTTGCCAAGCTGGAGGAAAGCCGCTTGAAGAATCCAGCACCGTCGGAGTTGGGGTCCTCAGTGCCGGGTTCGGCAGCGGCTTCGTCTCTGCGCTTGTACAGTCTGATATGGGCATCGGGGTTCGCGCCCTCATCTACAAAGTCAACGGATGTGACCTTGAGATGCTTTAACTTTGTTGCCACGTTCTTCCTCCTTTCTTCGGGGTTGATATAATTACAGCCGGGTGCGGATGCACTCGGCTGAATTACCGTGATTAGATTTCGACGCGCTCAGCCTCTCCACCAATGGAGAACATACTGTACTCGCCGTTCTTGACCTTCTCCCAGACCTCCGGGTCGGTGACATGGAATCCAATCCACCAGCCGACAGGGAGCGTTCCGGGAGGGATGCCAATGGCTTCCTGCTTCTCCTCGGTGAAGACCACGCTTTCGATGAGGACGGCGACATCGCCTTTTTCGTGCATCTCCCCGCCTTCGCGGTACAGCTCCACAAAATTGTAGGCAGCCGACTCAAGGTCTTCGGGGTCGATCATGTCGTTCTGCCAGTCCTCGATCTTCTCGCCGTCAACGCGGATGGCAACGCTGGCCCAGCCAAAGGCGAGTCTGCGCTCGTCATCCATTTTTGCAATGGTGAGCTTCCGCTTCTCTACGCCGGCCGAGGGCGTGGGAGGTGGAGATGCGGGGGTAATCATATCTTTGAACGAGATCATCTGGTTCCTTTCTGCCGACTGTCAGGCGTATCTGAAGACCGGCGATTCAATGTACTCCACGGCGCAGGCGCAGCGCGGGTGTGCCGGCGGGAGCAGCCTTTGTTCTGGGAACAGGAGCTTTCCGGCATAAGCGAACGAGTCGTCCATGCCGATTTCCGTTCCATCGAGAGCAGCGCACATATCACAGACAGCATCATCGCCAGATGTACGCCAGACCTTGAGCATGGGGCCGAGCATCCCTTCAGCCTGTGCCTGACGGATGCCTTCGTCGGCTCCTTGGTTATAGGCGGTGGCAAGCTCGGTCTGAGCGATGGTCATGGCCCGGTATCGGTGCGCTTTCTCAGCATAGCGAGAGGCCGCGGTCAATGCCTTCTTTCGGGCGGTATCGGCCTTCATGCGGGGGTGTTCCGATTTGAGGGCAGACAATACGCTGTCGTAGTATTTGACCGTTGCTGCCGACTGTGCGGCGGTCAGGCCGACGCAGGGACGAATAAGCCGCGCCAGCTCGTCAACGGTGTGGCTTTCGACCACCTTGTTGGCGAGCAGTGCACGGATGGCTTCTTTCTGCTGTTCAGAGCACCGGGTCACGAACTGTGCGCTGCGGCTGTTTATCCAATTCGCCACGCCGGGGTTTTGGGTCTCAAAATGGAATGAGGAGAGCCTTCCGATGATGGGCTGGGCTTGCGCTCCTGCGCTGAGGGCTTTGCTCCAGACGGAGGCGAACCTGTCCGCGATGAAGATGGAGTAGTCCTGTGCGAACTCATCGTACAGGGCTTCCGTGAAGTCATCGGCAACGATGGCATCTCTGATCTCGCGGTAGGTCAGTGCAGCTTTCTGGTCATCCCACAGGCTGCACAACAGCTCGATAGGCTCATCCTGCTCATCATGCAGATACCTCTCAAGCCGCTGGAGCACGATGTTCTTTGGTCTCGCCTTTGCCACTCTGCCGGGGTGAGGAACATTCACCAGCATGGTCATTCCCTCCCAAGACGCTTCCGGGCTGCGCTCACATGGCTGCCGCTATCTTCAAAGCCTTCTTCTCCATCGTGGCCCTTCCCTGCTGCGGTTTCAGGTTCAGGCGGCTCGTTGCCCTGCTGCTGGGCGGCTCTCCGGGCTTCCATCGGAACGGTATCCGTGGTGCGCTTGGGGAGCTTTCCGAGCTGACGAACGTAATCCTCCAGAGATTCATCCGGGATAATAACGCCGATGCTGGTCATGTCCTTGATGAACGTGGCCATGGTTGCGAGGTCAACATCCTCGATGTCTCCGTGGGTCAGCCGGGGGTAATCGGTCACTCCGGCAAAGTGGTCGCCGTTGATGTCGATGAGAGCCGGGATGCCTTGGCTGTTGAAGGTCTGGCAGATGATGTCGAGAAACGCGCATATCGCCATGGAGAAAAGGTTGGTCTTGTCGCTGGAAAGAGCGAACGAGCCAACGCTTTCGTGGCCGAGCTGGATGAAGTCGGCAAGAACGGTCTGGCTTATCTTGGTGTCATACCGCGCGATAATGGAGTTGGTGTCGAACTGCCGGGAGCCGCCGGTGCTGGTCAGCTCGAACGTATAGCCAAATGGCAGGACCAGACCTTCCGTAGAATCGCGGCGGATGTTTTTGACCATGGCTTCCAGCCCGGCGCGGATGGCGTTCATGTCCTCGTCATCCTTGTCCCAGATGTCCATACCTTCAGGCGTGGTGATGACCGGCAGACCGGCGAGATCGCGTTCGATGCCGATGCCCTCAATTTCCTGTATGCGGCGTTTGAAATACCATGAGCGGTACGCCGTGCGCAGGATGGAGCGGCCTTCAGGGTTGTCCTTGCGGCTCCGGGTGCGGAACAGCATGGCCTTGTTCATGGGAATCGTGATAAGGCCAAAATCGGGAGGCGGCATCTGCGTCATCCCGATAAGGTTGTCCTGATCGTCATACTCCCACTGGTACAGGGTCTCCTGAGAGCGGATGGGGAGTTTCATCCAGCCAATCAGCCCATCGTCATACTTGCTGGACGTTCGGTTGTCCTTGGTGCGGCCCATTCTGCGCTTATACACAATTTCGTGGAAGCTCCAGCCGTAGGTCAGGAAGGACAGAATCTCGGATATGGTGTCAATCCAAGTCTGCTGCATATCGTCCATGCAGCTCTTGACGAACTCTGCGGCCTCGCGGTCCTTTGCCGTGCTTCCACCGGGCTCGACATTCCAGCTCGCCTGACGCACAAGCATCTCGATGGCGAACAGAATGGCTCCGATGGTCTCATCGTTGTTCGACATCTCGGTGAAAACTTCTGCTCCCTTCCTGCCTCTCAGTTCGGAAAGAAACTCCTCGTAGAAGATTCCGCCGTACCTGCGCTGTCCGACGCGACCGATTTCCTTTGAATCGTTGCTCATAGCCGCTCACCTCCTATCTTTCATTACTTGTTCCAGTAGCTATCCTTCGACAGCCCAGTGCTTGCCGGGCGGCTGACGGAGTAGCCGTTTTCGATCTCTGCAAAGGCAGAGGAGCTTGCATCGACCATATCCTTGAACTTGGACTCAGGGAACGATTCAAGCTCGGTGAAGTACATCTCATTCCAGTCGGCCAGCAGGACATCCACATTGCCGTGCTGCCACTGGGCTGCAAACGGCTCGGCGCGTGTTTCCTTACTGCCGGACTCGGCGATGGTCTTAACGACAAAACCGGCCAGCATTTTGACGAAGGACTGAGCCTGCGCCTTACCTGCTTGGCCGGGGTCTTTGGGCAGTCGTTCGACGACCCGCTTATACTTCTTCTTGTCAATTTGGGCTGTCTGCTTGATGTGAGTGCGCACATCGTCCGCAGACAGGCGTTGGTTCGTGACGTTGGCGACAATGTACCGGCCATTGCGCCGCTTGCCGATAAGGACGCTGGCAGTGTATGCCGGGTCGCCGTTCTCGTCCTCCGAGGTAGCGGCCAAGTCCCAGCCACGCGCCCATGTGATGACATCATTGGGCAGCTCATCAAGAAGCGTGACCTGACTGCGTTTGAAGAACATACCGGCGGCGGGCTTGATCTTCCAGTTGCCGTTGAGCAGACGCTCTCGTTCGACCTCAAGCAACGCATTCAGGTTGGCGATGTATCCGGGGTCACTCTCCATCAGCACCTTGTTATCCTGAAGGCGAGAAGCGATGAACGTGACGCTCTTGCACTGCTCGATGGGAATGTCATGCTCCTCGGCCAGTTTTTCAGCGGTATCTGCGAAGTAGATGGTGTCGTTGAGGACACACATATACCGCACGAGGCCGCTGCGCTCAGGAATCGGGTAGCCGGTCTCTTGGTCAATCCACCACGAGATGAAGTCAGCCACCCAGCTATCCGCATCAGGGTTGCAGGTGGCACGGACATAGGGCCGGATGCCGCAGGTGGTACGGTTTCGGGACAGCATATACAGGAACTGCTTGCGGGTGAAATGGGTCAGCTCGTCAAAGCCAAGGTAACAGATTTCTGTACCCTGCCAACTGCTAAGGTCATCGTCGCAACTGATGTGGGCGAAGTTCAGTCTCCCTCCCCCGCCGAATGTCCAGTGCAGTTTCGGAGTCTTGCCGGGGACGGCATCTGGAACGAGGTCATAGATTTTATGGCTCGCGTCCCACAGGCCGCCCTCAGCCGTAATCTGGTTGTAGTTGTGGCGGAAGATAACGCCGCCCCAGCCTTTCACATTGCGGTTCCGTAGCCCCTCCAGCAGAAGCGCATAGGTTTTACCACCACCGGCGGCTCCACCGTATATCACGATGTCTGCTTTCGAGGCCATGAACGCGGTCTGCGGTCCGGCCTGTGGCGAGAGCGTTTTTTCGGTACGCTTGTCGCGGCCATTGTCGGGGATGCAGATGGGAGGATATTCGACCTCGAATACCGTATCATCGCCAGCTCCGACGGCTCCGCCGAAGTCTCCAGTCAATTCTCCGAGAAGCCTGATGGCTCCAGTGTCGCCTTCGAGCAATGCCTTCTGCATGAGCCGGACAACGATGGCAGTGTTGTAGTTCTGGTCTTCCGACTGAACTCCAAAGTTCTTGAGGTTCTGCTTGTTGGTCTCGCCGACGACAGGCATCTCCATGAGCATCTTTGCCATCTGCTTCATGTTCTTCTTAGCCCGCCGCGCCTCGCCAGAAGCTATGCCGCCCTTTCGACCGTTCTCGCTGGCCTGTTCAGACGTAGGCACTATCAGGTTGCTCGGATTTGACACATCTATCTCACCCCTATTCTCCGGCAGCAATAGAAAAAGCCGAGGCGGTCAAGCCCCGGCTTATCAGCGGTTACTTCTTGTACTTTTCGTATGTTTCAGGCGTCCATTCGGTCCCGCCGTTGGTCGGGTCAACCGGCCCTCGGTCTGCTTGGAACTTCTGAAGTCGGCGTTCATCGTTCGGCTTCATGTACCCTTGGCTGCGCTGATGGTTGTACCAGCCGTCGTAGTTGCCGTAGTCGAACAGGTTCATTTGCCGAGGTTCCAGAGCCTCGTTCTCCTCTCTGAAGAAATCCATCTGCGTTGCGCCGTTTCTGCGGCCACGCCGGGTGTGGACATCAAAGACGTAATCGGGAACATCGAACTGCGAAACAGCCTTCAGCCGCTCGACTTCGTGGTAATCAACGAACGCTTCATACTCGGCATCGCTGAGGGGCTGGTCGCCCCACATGAAGTTACAGGCAACATAGTCGGCATCGCGGTTCTTCTTGGCCATGCACAGCAGTACAACGGCCTTTGCGATAAACAGGTCGTTGGTTTCACCGGGCTTGTTCCGCTGGTTCACATAGTCATCGGCCTCTTTCAAGGCCATGATCTCCTTGGTCATAATGCCGTAGCAGTCCTCAGCAGAAACGGTCAGCAGCCGCTTCCACAGGTACGCCCGGTATTTGACGGACATCTCATTTGCGGCGTATGCTGCATGAGGGATGTCACACCGGCGAATCGCCTTCTGAATCATCGAGGACATTTCAAACAGGTTGTACCCATTTTTCGTCAATGCTTCAAATGCCATGAACAAAAACCTCCAATTTTTTTGTTTGTTTATAGTATAATTCTACCAAAGGAGGTCTGCGTCCGTCAAGCGTTTTTCATGCGATGCTCCGATGTTTTTTCGAGATAACGACCGAACATATCGGTGAATCCCTCAGCCTCGCGCAGCACTTCTCCAGTGACCTCAGAAACCACTTTCGGGCGAGGTACGATGAACTGGCGGGACGAGCTGATGGAGTATGCGCCAACATTGTCAAATACCAGCCTGTCGCCGATTGCAAACTCGCCAGAGATGCCTTTGACGAGGTAGTCATATTCGAGGCAGGTGTCGCCGCCGATGATGACATCAGTGAATGTACAGGTGTTGTCATTCATGTGGACGACTTCAGGAACGAGCTTCTTCATGTCAGCAATGACACCCATGTGGTTGGATGCGCAGTTTGCCGTGAGATAAATCTGCCCGCGCACGAACTTGATGTTGGTGATGGTGGCAGCCATCTTCATGGTGTTGCCGACAAGCGCGGTGCCGGGTTCGATCATCAGCATCACGTCCTCATCGGGGAATGCCTTCTTCATCGCGCCGGCAATAATCTGGGCGTACTCCTCATAGCCGCCGTAGGCATAGCCGTTGAACTGCTCTGCAAGCTCAGGAGCCATAGGGCCAAACATACCGCCGCCAAGGTCGATATACTTCGCGCCGTAGGTCTTGGCAAGCTCAATCATGCGGTCGATCTTGTTCTTCCAGTATTTCGGCTGGCGGGCGGACCCGATATGGCACTGGAAGCCACGGAACTCAAGGTGCGTGTTGTGCTGGAAAAAGGCCATCGCGCCACTGAAGTCGTCACTGTCAATGTCAATGCCAAACCGGGACTTCAGGTCATTCCCGGCATCGAACGTAACGCGGATGCCGACAGGAATGGTGATGTCCTGTTCCTTGGCCATGAAGTAGATGTCACGCAGCTCATCGTAGTTGTCAACATTGACGAAGCCGCCGCAGGAGGCCAGCTTGACCTTTTCTGCGGTGTTCGGGATGACACCATTGTAGACGATGCGGTCCGGCGTGAAGCCAAGCTCCATTGCGTACATCCGCTCATACGGAGAAACGACCTCAGCCAGCAGACCAGCCTCGTTCACGATCTGGCAGATGTCTGCGAGGTAGTTGGTCTTGAAGCTGTATGCGGCGTAGGTGTTGCCGTAGTAGCGGTGGAACGCCTTTCCCATGTTCACGATGTTTTCGTAGAGAGTGTTCTCGTTAAACAGGTACATGGGCGAATCATCTCTTGACCATAATTCGCGCAAAATTTCGTTTGTAGTTGTAGTCATAATACTTCCCCCATTTGTTCTTCATGGCCTCGACGAGAATCATGTGGCCTTCTCTCGTGCGGCTCGCGCCTTCGTTCAGGTCCATGCCGGCCTTGGCGCATAGGTAGCGCGGCTGGAGGATGATGCGGTTGTGCAGAAGCTCCTGCATCATCATGTCAACATCGGAGGCAGCAGGGTCATCCGGGTCGTAGGTGGCCTTCAGAGCCTTCTTGTTTATCCAGCGGATGTGACCGGGCATCCCAACGAACTTAAACTCGCAGTCATACGCATAGGGAGCCATCGTGGGCTGGTCAAATGCGTAGCCGATGCCGAGGTCGTAGATGAGCTGGGCAATGCGCTCGATCTCGGCCGTCACGCGCTCCTTGTCGGGGCGTTTATCGGGCAGCTCAAGGTAGGTCGTATCGCTCATGCGGTAGACGAACTTTTCGATGTCGTCATCAGCAATGAATATCACATCTTCCGGCGTGTTGTGGATTATCCAGTAGAGGGTAGACATGAAGCTGCGTACAGCTCCATCGGGGATGACGAGAAGGTCATCGACACCGGCGGCTCTATACGCAGCTTCTTCTTCCTGTCTTACGACGTAGGTACAATATTCAAACTGGTGCTTCGTCAAAATCTTGTTCGGTCGGCGGTACGACATACAGTAGATGTTAAACGAAGTATTCCGACTCATAGTTCTTGCTCATACGGAGCTTGTAGTTGATTTCAGGGTGGATGTTCTCGACATCATAGCCGAGGAGCTGGCGGCACCGCAGGTACGGCAGGTTCAGGCCAGCCTTGGCGATGAACGGCAGGGACGCACTCAGGCGCGGGTTGGTCTCCAGCAGCTTCACGCTGCCATCTTCCTTCAGGATGAAGTCGAAGCACACATTGCCGTCAAGCCCGGTGTCAGCGACGATCTGCTTGGCAATGGCGAGAGCCTGTTCGTTCTGCTTGATGCCGGCGAACATCGCACTGCCAAAGGCCATCAGGTAGCCCTCAAAGCCGAGGGCGTGGAGTACGCGGCCATGGTCTGCCAGTACGCACATACTGTAATCCAGACCTTCCTCATACTCCTGCATGATGATGTCCTCATGGCAGTTCTTTGCCAGCTCCAGCAGCATATCGAACGTGATATAGCGGTTCATGCCGAACTTGTTGTAGATGGTCAGGTCGCGGCCCTTCTCCTCGTCAATGATGCAGAAACCGAGGCCGCCGCAGCGGTTCGGGAGCTTGCAGCACATGGGCTTCTTCGGGTAGCCAATCTCATCAGCAAACCGGAAGAAGTCGAGGGGCTTCTTGCAGATCATCTGCTTCGGCATCAGGTCGGGGTAGTGCTTTGCCAGCTCGACCTTGTTGCCAGAGGCCAGAATGGACTCCATAGAGGAGATGGACACCTTAACGCCGTGGCTCTCAAGCAGCTCGCGGTTCTCTGCCATGATAGGCAGCTCTGCGGTGATGAACGGCAGGATGACATCGACCTTCTCCTTCTCGCAGATGTCGATGACGGTCGGGATATAGCTTTCCTCGGTGATGCGAGGAACAACATAGCCAGCGTCAACGCCCTTGCGGAGCAGCGCAGTGTCATCGCAGTTGATGCCGACGACGTAGATTTCCTCGCCGTCGTAGTTGTCCTTCAATGCACGGATGAGGTCATACGAGTGCATCGAGCAGCCGGTAATCAGGACTCTAATCATTTTCTTCCTCTTTCTCCGGGTTTTCCGGGTCTGTTTGTGGAGCGTCTTCCTTGGGTACGATTTGGGCTTTCATATCGTCATACCAGACGGCTCTTGCCTTTATCCTCCGCTGCTTGGCAACAAGCACTTTCGCGCCGTCGATGCCGAGTGCGCGGATAAGATTCAGGTAGTCAACCTCATTCCGGCAGACGATCATAACATAGTCATATTTCTCATAGCGAATCGGTTCGATGTCCTTGATTTTCCGCTCGTCAGGATTCTTTTCGAGCATATCGAGGCCGAGGTCCACTGTGAGGTCGGCAGTCCAGTCGGCGAGCAGGTCGAGGTCCCATTCACCGGCGTGGGTGTTGTCCTTGATGTTGATGGCCCGCAGCTCTGCATCGGTGTAGCCGATGAGCCGCTTGCAGTCCACCATGATGTCAGGGTCTTTCTTGGTGAGGATGATGCTGCGTTGATTTCCGGCAATCACGTTGTCGTTCTCGTCGATGAGGAAGATGCCAAAGTCGCCGAACATCTCCAGCGAGCGTTCCAGCTCCTCGGCCTTTTTCTTCGTGATCTTTCTGGGGTTTCCAAAACCGTGCTTCAGGTCACCAACGCGCATTTTTTCGCATCTGATGCACCGTTCCTTGCGTTCTTCCATAGCGTTCTCCTAAAACAAAAAGACAGCTCGTGATGAGCTGTCTTGGGTTTTTGCGAGGTGCACACCCGGCCATGCCTGCTGTCGAACCGGGTGTGCTGCTCACAAACAGATGATGGAGGAATCCTTGAGCATCAGGCAGCCTCGTTACTGCCATTTACTATTCTAAAGCCTGTCAACTGAAATTACAATGACAGCGTTTTGACATTATTGCTCAGAAAACCTCACTCCGTCGATGCCGAAGAACAAAACAGCGAGTTCTTCGTAGGCGGTCTTGATGTCGCGGAATACCGTGCGGACGACCACATTCTCCATCTCGGCAATGTCCTCGGCGGTCTTGGATTCGTCTTCAGACAGGTACATCCAGTAGATGACCCTGTACCGCCGCTGGCCTTCAGGGGACCTGTTGCAGTCCTTCTTGTAGACCTCAAGCATTGCGTCGATGTGCTCGATCATCAGCTCGGTGCGAGCCACCCGGTCTTTGATGCTGACGACTTCAAGTTCCCCGCTGCGGTAGATTCCCTGCATCAGCTCCAGCAGCTCAACGAGGGTCTCGTTTGTGCTGGTGTCCTTGCCGTACACGCTGCTCACGGTCATCTTCTTGAACCGCCGGTAGTTTTTCAGCAGCATCTTCGCGCTGTTCACAACGCGGTGATGCCGTTCTCTGCGGGCTTTGCCATCCTGCTCCTGCTGCCGCTCAAGTTCCTTTCGGTACGATTCGACAGCGGTTTCGGATGCCAGCCGGACGATGGCTTCCAGCTCAGGCGTGAGCTTCAGGTCATTGGTTTCAGGCTCCATGGGAACCACCTCCTTCTAATGCAGCGAGAACTTACTGGCCGTTCTCGTACTGGTAGTCATCAGTGTGTTCAGGCAGAGCTTCAGGGGTAACATCGCGGAAACCGGCATCGGCCATATCATCATCGAACATACTGCGCTGGGCAGTATTGGCGATGGGGCGCATTTCGTACTGGCCGGTTTCTGCGTTGAAGAACAGCTCCATGGTATCGTTGCGCTCATCGCCGGTGCGCTCGTCGTTGATTTTGATGTTAGACATGATTTTGTGTTTGAATTGCGGCAAACAGATTTCACGCTCAGGGGCATCAATCTCGGCATCATAGTTCTCGATGGTGTTCTTGCAGAACGAAACGTCGAGCTTCAGCGTGAGCTGGCCATCATTTGCCCCGGTGCCGACCATGTTGGAAACGAGCCGCTGAAGGACGAAGTTGAGGTTGTTCTTGATCTCACTGAAGGTATCGCCGTCGAAGGTAAGAGCTTTTGCATAGTTCTGGTTCATCGTTTAGTCCACCTTTCCATACTTGATGTGGTTGTCTTTCATATACTGCCGGAGGGCCATGAGCTGTTCTTTCGTGCCGATGGCGCGGAAGCACATAGCGTACAGCTTTTCGGGGGATTCTGCGGGTGCAGGGGCAGAAGCGGGCGCGGCGGCTTTCTCCGCTGCCGCAACGAACGAGCTGGTCTGCGGTGCAGGCTGGACAGGCGCGACAGGCTTTGGCGGCTCAACTGCGGGAGCGGAAGGAGCCGGTGCAGGGGTGGCAGCCTTGGCCTTTTCAGCTTCAGCGGCCAGCTCTGCCTTGCGGCGGTCTTCCTGCTCCATGCGCTGTGCAAGCTTCATAGACCCGGCCAGCTTCATGGTCTGGAGGTAATTCGCAACTGCAAAGGAGCGGTACGGCTCACTGACGACAGTGTTGATGGTTTCGATGTTCGTCCTGATTTGCTGGACACCATCAGCAATGCCCTCCTTGGCCTTTTTCATGGAGGTCGAGGCGTTCACCATCTTGGGGTCGAACACGCGCTCAAAGGTGACGGATTCGGCCAGATCGCCGATGATACTGTCGAAGTATGCGACGAGTTGCTTCTTCTTGTCGGCTTTCTGGTTTTCGTCGTGGGTCTTGATGGCCTCGTCGATGGGCTTCACTGCCTCGATGATGAGATTGGTCACTTCAGCGACCTCGGCCTCAAACTGGTCATACGGAGCCATCACGAACTTCTTGACCTGAATGCGGCTGTCGGAGATGCTGTTCTTGATGGCGTTCAGCTCAGCCCGGTCGGCGCGGGCGTTGGCGATGTCATCGTCGGTATAAACGAGTCCTTTGTACTTCGCGGTCACGGCGCGGACGCGCTCAATGAGTTCGTCATTATTCCAGTCGATGTGCCGGATTCCGGCAATGGCCTGTTGGTTCTTGATAACAAGGCTCAATTCTTCACTCATGCTTATTTTCCTTTCCAATCTGTTTGATGATGATGACCGTGCGCGGCTGCTCGGAATAGAATTTGCGGCACTGGCAGTCCA